CACTATTTATATCAGCCCTGACGTTTGCTCCTGTGGAGTTATCTATAACATAATCGTGTTGTGCCATTTCCTAATCCAAAATTTTCTCTAAGTATATCTTAAACCAACACTAACTACCACGCCCGAAGCCTGTAGCTGCATATTTAAAGTTTCTGTTTACATGACTAGATCCATTTTTAATATCTATATCAAATCCTGTTCCAGTGATGTTTGATAAAGTAAAGAAATCACCTGATGAAGCATTTTCTATTGTTATTCCTATTGAAGGTAAAACAGAATTAACACCTACACTTGTGCCACCCTGCCCTGTAAAAAAGCTATCCGTAAAAGTTACAGATTTTGTAGAAGTACCTGAAGCAATAAACCCACCAGTTGAAGCGGCTGCATTACCAAGACTTGTTTCTATTCTGCTATCCAATTCAGCAAAATAGCCTAATTGATCTATTTCAATTGATTGTGCGGGGTCAGTCGATAATAAATCGCATTTAAATTTAAAACCTCTTGCAATATATGTACCATTAACAAATTTTTGATATGGTTCAAATTCTGCTGAATAATTACAATTGCCGCTTGTATTTAAAGAAGTTGCGGAGTTTAAAATAAAAGTGTTTGCATTTGGCACTGAAGCTATTAAATAATCACCATCAACACCAGTTCCAGAAGTGAAATCTAAAGTTACAAGACTCCCTACAGAATAACCATGTGATGTTTTAGTGATCGTTATTGTTGTGCCTGCACTGCCAGAACCATCATTAATTGTATATGTGGCTGATACTGACAAATCAGGATCAGAATCAGTTGTAGCAACAGATAAGGTAGCGTTGACATTGAATGCAGTGGCTCCATCAAAATCTGTCCAACTATCCACATTAGCAGTTCTTTTATCTATCAAATCATTTGGTAAGAAACCCTGAGTCACAAAATGCCTTCTTAGTTTTAGAGGTTGTTTTCCTCCAAGATCAAGAGTTGATTTAAAAAAGTATTGACCACCTGTTAAAAAATCTACATTTCCAAGAAAGTCAAAATCAGCTATTGCATCAAAATCTGTCACATCATCTAATAAAGTTGTTGATCCTAAAACTAAACCATTAACTTCATCAGAGAAAAAACAATCATCCCTGACACCTTGAAAAGGTGGACTGTCTAAATCTTCCCTATCCTCTAAAATTGTAAGCTTTGGAAAAACATCAGGTTTAGTATTTATATTTTTTATTGATGCGGCATTTGCACTAAGTCGTCCTCCATCGTCTCTAAATGCAAGAAGATAAGTTCCATTTACAATATTAGGAACAATAGATTCACTAATATTTCCAGAAAGCTCAGGAATAACATCAACTGCATTTGTGAAAGTTGCACCTGTTGTAAGGTTTGAACTTCTTATAACCACGTTTCCACCATGGATAACATCAACATCTGTTGATTTATCAAAACGTAGTCGTACAAACTGATCTGATAAAGGTTCTATTTGTACATTCTGCACATCTGCTGGCAAAGCAGTTTTACCAACAGTTGTAAATGTTGTTGTCGCTGGATTTGTACTTGGTTTACCTAAAGCGTTATAACTAAAAACTCTGACTTCATAAGTACCGTTTAAAGTTTCAAAAATTGTAAAATCTGATCTTGTGATACGTTCTGATATAAAGTTTTCATTCTGAAATCTATATTGCACCATATATTCAGTAACACCGCTGACAGGTTGCCATTGAATAAATAATTTACTTACAGCCCTATTGTTTAAAACCACTATCTGCTCTGTTCCCTGCAGGCTGCTTGGTGCATCTTTAAGTGCAGTAAGAGTTGTAATAGTTCTTGTTGGCAATGCTGTGCCATCTTCTACAAAAGCATATTTGTTGGGATCATGAACGACAGCAACTATTTGATAATTTAACAATTCTTGCTCAGTCACAGATACAACTCTAAAAGTTTGAAGCTCCACAGATGTATTTTCTATCACCCAAACGCTATTAGATTGTGGCACTGAACTAAATGCAGAATCCACAGTTATGGTTGCTCCTGAGACAGAACTTATTGTCTTAGTTTCTAAACTGCCGTCAGATAAAATTACAGACAAAGTTGCTGAATCTGATGTCGCTAAATCTGTGTTATTTTGATCGTCAACAATAATCTGAGTTGTGGATACTCCTGTTTTAATACGTCCTCCTCTTCTTACCCCTGCCCTCATTGGGTCTGCAATATTAATCACAGTTCCAACCCTAACTATTGTTCCGCTTTCTAATGATGCTGTAAATGTAACTGTTTCCGCTTCATTGTTTTGTGTATATAAAAACCAACGTCCAAGCCTTGCCGCCTGTCCTCTTGATGTACAGGCAAAGCCATTTAAGTTTTTAGTTACTATGCCATATTTTGCCTGCAAAGCTGTATCTTCTACAGTCTCATAATCTATCTCGGCTGTTTCCATATCAAAATAAGAAACATTAACAACAGTGAATTTAGTGTCTTTACTAGCACTTGAATAGGAAAAACCAGCTTCAGAAACATTGCTTAAATTGTAGATATAACTTGCATCTGTCGGTTTATCACAGCTTATATTTACTGCCCCTGCTGAATAAAAAGGCATTGCCCTCATTACAGCAGCAAGATTATTGATGGTATCGTATGCGGCACGCTGGCTATTTAAAACTACATTTGCTGAGAATCTGGCCTCCGTATTTCCAGTGCCAGTTCCATCATCTACTTGCTCACTTGCATATTGACTAGCAGAGAAAAAGCTAAAAACATCTAATGATGATTCTGCAATATGATCTCCAAAACCTTTAGAAGTGGTCAATAAATCATATAAGACCCACGCTGGATCATTAGAGTATTCTTTATCTGTTTTAAAAGTTCCGTTAAATGTACCGCTATAGCTTATAGAACCATCAGCCCTCACAGTTCCGTTATGAGGTATTTTTATCTTTGTTCCTCTAATCCTATACATTCTTTGAGGCTGGTTTGGAAAAGTGGCAGCGTCAAAACGTAAAGCTACATGAGCAAAATTTGCATAAGCTCTTGATTCGTTAATTATTTCTGTAAAAGATGACCATTGAAAACTATTTTGCAATGTTGTTTCTGTACTGTCTGCTGTCGTTCTATTTACTCTGATTGTGACAGGGAAGCTAGTGCCAGATGGCAAGTTAATTTTATAATCTCTAAAATATGTACTAGCAGTTCTTCCTTTTACAGTGTCAGATATAACAGTTGTTGTTGTACCATCATTTTCTATAGTTTGAATTGTTAATGCAACTTCAGCACCATTAATATCTCCATTATCTTCAAACTTTTGAAGTGTGGGAAAACCAAGAGTGACTCTTACAGCATCAACATTTGTATTTGAAATTGATCTTGAAACTGGTGTTGATTGTGTAACAGTAACACTTACGCTAGTTTCTGATTCTGTTTCAGATATTCCAGAAATAGCAGTTTGATCTGAAGTTCCAAATCTAGGTTCAAAAGTAATGTTAGGAAAATTAAAATCTTCATCACTTGGACTTGTACCAGCGGCTTGCTGTAATACCTGAGTATTATTTAAAAATACGTCCTTTAATGCTGAAGTATTATATTCAGTCGAACCCTTACTTCCTGTAGCACTAGGAAAGCCTTCTATTTCTCCTGATCCAAGTAATTCAATCAGAGTTTGAAATTGTACAGACTGAAGTGCATCTTTTGGTAAATCAGGAAAATTTTGTGGAAAGGATTTTTCTATAAATCCAGACCTCATTATTGCTCCAAAAAAAGGCATTATGTTGTTCCCTCTTTCTGTACAGTATCAATACCAGAACTGATTACAACTGAACCTGTAAAAACTTCTCCATATATTATAGGAATTGGAACACCAGCCCTAGATACGTTTTGAATCGATCCAAAACCAAAAGATTGAAATGTAGGATCATTCTGTGAAAAGCTATCAGCCATAACACCAGTTGGAATCTCTGGTTGTGGCATAAGAAGTTGTGTTGCTTCGTTAATTAACATATTTGTACCAATAGCTGTTAAGCCTCCCCCAATAATTCCTCCAATAGTCGTTCCAAAGACAGCAGTCCCTAAAACACCAGTTGCCACACTACTAACGGCAGCCCCAGCACCAATTCCAAGTAAACCAATTGCAGCACCTTTAGCACCTATAGCAATAGGAATTATCTGTATATCTTCATCACTTTGCAAACCTAATAAATCCTCCGTGATTTCCATACCGCCCATTTTAATTTTATAAAACTGATTCATCATATGATTTTCCACCTCTGGAAAGTTTGCAATCAAAAAATGAAATGCCTGCTTAGGACTTGCAACAGCCGCTTCAAAATAAGACTGCCCAAGAAATTTTCTTAATCTGCCATAAACTTTTATTTTTTTAATCTTCATATCTATAAACCTTTTTTGTGGCCTCTATATATCTTAAATCATATAATTCTCTACAACTCAACTGTCTTATGTTGTGATGCAATATTGTTTGATCGCCAATATATAAAGCAACATGATTTAATTTTTCATCTGGCCCTTGCATAAGTAAAACATCATCATTAATAATATTATCTTTAGAAACTTCTTTAAAACCAGAACCAGTTAAAACTTTTTCAAAATATGGATTTTCGCAGAAAAATTTTATACTTTTTGGTCTCTCCCAAAATTTTAAATTTATTTGTTTTTTGTCTAAAAAATAATCAGTAATTAAACTCCAACAATCATGCTTACCCCAAATCCAAGTGCGACCATATAAACCAGATGTATAACCTGATGGCTCAAAATCTATCCAGTTTTTTTGCTCAACACTATAAATATAAAAAGGTAAACCAAGATGCTCACAAGATGCTTTATCCGCTTCAGATGGTAAGGCAGAACCATAAGGGTGAGAATGAATTATGCCAATAAGTTCTCCTTCATCTTCACAATCTGCCCAATTATCTGGATCTATAACAAAAAACTCATCAGGTGACTCTGAAAGATTCTCACAAGGCCAATAAGTTTCTTTGCCTTTGATAATAGCCAACAACCCACAAGACTCTTTAGGAGCTTCTTTATCAGCATGTATAGCAGCTTTTTCTTTCCAGTTCATGCGTTTACAAAAGTACCAACAGAAGGGAAATCTTTTCTAGTTACCTGTAATTTAGGGCAACGAATATTATTTAAATCAAGAACACTAGCCAACTCAAACTGTACAATTTCTCTATTTTCTACAACTTTTCTGTCAATAAAATATATTTCCTGAGGTAATTCTGTTGTGCTTGATGGAGTGCCAAAGGGATTTTGATTTGATGGGAAATTTGCAGCATCTAAAAATTGTGCCATTGTCCTATGTCTTATAAATTTTGCTCCCTGCAAGTCATTGAATGGTGTTGTAGCGTTTGCTGTTGCCATTAATGCGGTAATAGTTCCAAGAATATTTGAGACTGTTAGAGTCGGTCTTGGCAGTGTTCCTTTGCCTGTATATTCAAACCCTTCAGCAATAATTGGGAATTTATCGTATGTATTCCCCTGCCATATGATAGAAGCATTACTGTTCATGCCCACACCAGAATGAAAGCGACTAACATTTGTTGAACCATGCAATGCAGAAACAAGAGTTATTGAATACAACTCTATTATTGATTTATTAGATAAGGATTGAAGTTCTGCGGTAGGGATTGACATTTATGGTTCAAATACCTCCTCAAATGTTGTTGTAATTATAGACCTGTTGTTATATGGGATTTGTTTTGACCAAGATTTGCAAATAAATTTACCAGCACCAGATAAA